CTTACGAATCCCTCTCGCGCGACTACTCCCAGTCGAACTACTCCAGTTCGCGACTCGCGCTGCTGGATGACCGGGATCTGTGGCGCGCGTTCCAGTCGTGGTTCATCTGCAATTTCCGTGCTCCGATTCATAAGGAATGGTTGCGCCAGGCGGTGTTCGCACGAGCCATTGAAACTGTTCCTGTGCAGGCCTATGCGCTTGATCCTGCGAAGTTCGAAGCGGTGCGGTTCAAACCGCGCGGCTGGAGCTGGGTGGACCCGACCAAGGAAGTCGACGCCTACGTGACCGCGATCAATGCGGGCCTAACCACGGTGACGGATGTCGTAAGCCAGACCGCAAATGGTCAGGACATCGAAGACGTACTTGCGACGCGCGATCGCGAATTGAAACTGATGCGACAGAAGGGGCTGGTGTTCGAAACCTCTCCCGAGTTCTACACGAAGGACGCGCAGCCTCCAACAGCACCTCCGGACAATCCGGACACAACCACAGACACCCCTCAAGACCCGGCCGAAAGCCGGGTTTTTCGTTTCCAGCCAAGGAAATAAACCATGTCCGATGAATTGAAGCTCCCGCTACTCGGGCGGGACGGCCTCGGCGTGCCCATCCAAATCAGAGCGGGCGAAGACAAGACCGTCCGCCTGACGTTTGCGGCATCGAGCGAGCTTCCGGTGGAGCGATTTTTTGGTGAGGAAGTTCTTTCTCACGAGAAGGACGCAGTCCGTCTGGATCGAGTCAAGCGCGGAGCGATGCCGCTGCTGTTCAACCACAACTGGGATGACCCTATCGGGATCATCGACGACGCGCGGATTGAAGACAGTCGCCTGATTGTCGACGCGCATCTGTTCGCTACTCAGCGAGCGCAGGAGATCGGCCAGATGGTTTCTGGCGGTCTACGCAACGTGTCTCTCGGTTACCGCATCAACGAAGTAAACGAAGACAAGAAGGCCAATCGCTATACCGCGACGGACTGGGAGCCCTACGAGGTTTCCATCGTCACGGTTCCCGCTGACCCAACGGTCGGCATCGGCCGCCAGCTCGGCGGTGACGAAGTTCAGGTGCGGATGCTCCGCGCCACCCCTGTTTCTAACCCGGCGAGTTCCGCCGCAATCAAAGGAGACGCGAAAGTGTCTGATGAGAGCAATGCCGCGGCGGGCGCAAGCGCCGATGTGAAGATCGAAGTCCGTGACTTGGGCCCCAGCGCGACTCAGATGGAAGAGATGCGCGTCAAGAGCATCCGAAACATGGCCGCTTCCACGGGCATGGATGAAGGTCTGGTGACTCGCTGGGTGACCAGCGGTGCTGCGGTCGACAAGGTCAGCGAAGACATCATGCAGATCATGAAGTCTCGCACCAAGGACGCGAAGCCCGTTACCGACCTTGGCCTGTCTGAGCGTGAGATCAAGCAGTTCTCGATCACTCGCGCAATTCGCGCGTGCGCCGATCAGAACTGGGGCAATGCCGGATTTGAAGCCGAAGCATCGCGCGAAATCGCGAAGCGCATGGACAAGGTTCCGGACAACAAGCGATTCTACGTGCCGGCTGAAATCCAGCGTCGCGACCTGACCGTGGCTTCCGCCTCTGGAGGTGGCTACCTGGTTGGCACGCAGAACCAGTCGTTCATCGACCTGCTGCGCAATCGCTCGGTGGCCTATCGCATGGGCGTGACCAGCCTGTCCGGCCTGCAGGGTTCGGTGACGATTCCGAAGCTGACCGGCGCTTCCACGAAGTACTGGCTGGCCTCTGAATCGACGTCGATCACGGAAAGCACCCACACCTTCGGTCAGCTGGCGCTGTCGCCGAAGACGGTTGGCGCGTACAGCGAGATCAGTCGGCAGCTGCTGCTGCAGTCCTCGCCATCGGCCGATGCGCTGGTGCAGTCGGATCTGGCGCAGGTAGTCTCGCTCGCGGTGGATGCAGCGGTTCTGAACGGTGCAGGTGGTTCTGGTGAGCCGCAGGGCATCATCGGTTCCTCGGGCGTAGGTTCGGTCACGGGCACATCGATTGCCTATGCGGGCATCGTGGAGTTCCAGACCGATACTGCGACCGGCAATGCGCTGTTCGATAGCTCGGGTTACGTGACGACTCCGGCGGTCGCCGGCCTGCTCAAGCAGCGAGTGAAGTTCAGCTCGACTGCCAGCCCGATATGGGAAGGCAAGCTGTTGGAAGGCACCGTGGACGGCTACCGCGCCATGGCGTCCCTGCAGGTTCCGACCGCGAACATTCTGTTCGGCGACTTCTCGAAGGTCGTTCTGGCGGAGTGGGGCGTTCTGGAGGTGGAGGTGAATCCGTTCGCCAACTTCCAGGCCGGTATCATCGGCGTGCGCGCGATGTACAGCATCGACGTCGGTGTGCGCTACGGCGCTGCGTTCTCCCTCGCCACCTCGGTCACCTGAAGGAGCTGGCGGCCATGCTCACGGCACAGGGGAATCCCTTGGTCTCGGGTATGGCCGCCAATACCACTATGGCAAACAGAAAACTCAAAGTCCTGCGCGCGTTCTATATCGGAACCAAGGTGCAGAAGATCGGCGACACCATTGAGGCTGCGCCTCAGTTGGCGGCCGAGTTGGTCAACGCTTACAAGGCCGAATACGTCAAGGAGGAGCTTGCAAAGGTAGCGCCTCCGAAGGAGAAAGCATGAACCTGCACAGTGTTCTGCAGTCCCTGACCGTCACGTCACTGCTTAATTCGGCGTCGGCCGCCAATACAGCGGCCGCGTCGTCGTCCACCACGTATGTCGATGTGCGTGACTACGAAGGCGACATTCTAATCGTTATCAGCCCTGGGGCCATCACTGGTTCCGCCACTCCTGACATTCAGGATGCGACGGATTCGAGCGGGACTGGTACTGCGTCGATTGCGGCCAATGAGGGTGCCTATACGGCTCTTGTTGCCAATACGCTGCGCAAGTACACGATCAATTCTAACCAGTGTCGTGGCTTCATCCGCGTGATCAACACGGTGGTGACGGGCCCTGTGGCTCCAATCACCATCACGATGGCTGCGCGTCCGAAGTCGGTCTGATGGAGTCAGAAGCCGACCGCCGCGCGGGCATTGTGGCGCTGGGCGGCAAATGCTACTCGACGGCGGTCGGCCCGCTTCTGGCGATCTTCGACAACGAGTTTCTTGAGGCCGGCGACACCGAAGCGCGCCGGCCTATGCTCACGTGTACGAGCGAGGATGCTGCGCGCGTCCTCGCAGACCGAAAGGGCACGACCATCGATATCGATGGCACGGTGTATCGCATCAGGCGGCACGAGCCTGACGGGACTGGCATGTCCACGGTTCCGCTGGAGCGCTGATGCATCGCGCAGAACAGATCATCCAGGCGGCGGTAGCGGTCATCGAGGCGCAGTCAGATCTAGCCGCGAAGGTGTTCGCCCACCGCACGCTTACCGTGAGCGCGGTGGATCAAGAACTACCTGCGATCTGCGTCAACGATGGGACCGACTTTCCTACATCCGACACCGGCTATTCGAATCTCGCTTTCGTCGACAGCAACCTGCGCTTGGACTTGTCGCTGTACGCGCAGGGAAGCTCGCAGCAGGAAGTGGCGACGCAACTCTATCGCCTGCGAAGCGTGGTTCACCGCGCGCTTCTGGCTGATCCGCGTGACGTCGGCTTGCCTGACATCGTCATGGGCGTGGCCTATGGCGGTGCGGACAAGCCCGCGTACACGACGGAAGGCGATCCCCTTGCGGGGCGGCTCGATTGCTTTTTCACGGTTGCGTATCGGATGAACCTGACCGATCCGGACTGACCGACCACTGAATTCACCCACCATGGCCCGCCCAGCGCGGGCTTTGTCATTTCTGGAGCCTACACATGGGCAATTTGCGCGTTTCCAACGAGGTCATCCTCGCCAAGATCGAAAGCGTTTACGGCACCGATCCAGCACCGAGCGCCGGCAGCAATGCCGTTCTCGTGCAGAACGTAAGTGCGGGACCCGTCGGGCTGCGCATGAACGACCGCCCAGCGGTACGCGCGAACATCGGCAAGCTGAAGCAGGTTTTCGGCGGCAAGCTCTACCACCTGGCGTTTGACGTTGAGATCAAGGGCTCTGGAGCCGCAGGGACCGCACCCGAGCATGGTGTGCTGCTCCGGGCCTGCGGGATGGGAGAGACGGTAGTCGCGTCGACGTCAGTCACCTATAAGCCGATCAGTACCAGTCACGAGTCGATCACGCTGTGGTGGTACGAAGGCGGACGCAAGCTGCACAAGCTCAACGGCGCGGTTGGAATGGCATCGATGAAACTCAGCGCTGGCGGGCTCGCGCTTTATTCGTTCGATTTCTTCGGCCATCACGTCGACCCGACGGATGCTTCGCAACCGGCTCCGACCTACGGCAGCCAAGTCCCAAAGCCGGCCCTCAGCATGGCGATTTCCCTCGGCGGCGTGACCGGAATCATCGTGCGCGAATGGTCGCTCGGCCTGAACAACGTCATCGCGCAGCCGCCGAGCATCGCTGCGGCGGATGGATACGGTCAGATCCAGATCACCGGTCGCGATGTGGCGGGCGAGATCACGATGGATGCGGAACTGGCGTCGGTCATAGACGTCGACGCGCAGCACAGCGCCGGAACGGGAATCACATTCCTGTCCGGAACGCTGGGTTCGGTAGCGGGTAATCGTGTTGCTGTAACCGGTGCCACCAATGGTCTGTACTGGCGCGACCGCAACCACGGCGAGGGCGAGGGCCAGCGTATCCGCACTATGCCATTCGGCATTGAAGAATCTTCCACGGGCAACGATGAAATCGCCATCGCGTACACATGAACATCGAAAACTTCGAATACACCCCGACCTCGCAGCCGGTCGCTGACGATCCAGTCATCTTTACCCTTCGTCCGCTCGACCAGCGCGGCTACGTGAACATGGTCGGGGCGCAGGCATTGAGCCGCACGCGGCTCGACGCGCAGCATGACGTGGCCATTCGCTATATCGCAGGCTGGCGTGGCGGCGGGCAGGGTGCTGTAACCGATCCCGCAGCTGTGGTGGCGCGCCTCGCCGAAGTGGTGAACGCGAAGAAGCCGAACGTGTACTGGATGGCCTGGCTGACGCAGATCGCGAAAGTGCTGTCGGACAATGCTGATCCGGGGGAAGACGACGCAAAAAAATTCTGATCGCCGCACATGTGGCATGCGATCCGGACTGGACTCCGTGTCGCACCTGTAACTGTGTTGGCGGCGTCAGTCCCTACAAGACGTGGGAGATTCGCGACCTTCTCGAACGGACTCCGAATTGCCCGCGGTACTTCGGAGGCTCCATGGAGCGACAGTGGATTGCGCTGTTCTCCCACTACCGGTCCGGGCACCTGTACTCGTCTGGCGGCATCGCTGACCAGCCGGCCATCTATCTGAACGTGATGCGACTCATTGAGTCGGTCGTGAACTCACCCAAGGAATAAGCCGTGGCCGCAAACGCGCGCGCGAATTACATCATCTCGGCCCAGGACGCTACGAAAGACGCTGTCCGGTCCATCGAGAGGAACTTCAAGTCGCTCGATTCGGGCGTGAAGACGGCAGTTCGCGGCATCAATCTGACACTGGGGGTGTTGGCAGGCGCAGGTCTCAAAAATCTGTTTCGCAGCTCGCTGGAAGCTACGGCCGAGGCAACAGGCGCGAACAGTGAATTCTCGAAGACGCTGGATGACGTGAAGAAGTCGGCCCAGGCGCTGCTGGTGCCGAAGTCTGGTCTTCCTGGCGTGACCGAGAACATGAAGGAGCTTGCCGAGACGCTGAAAGATCCGGCCGTCACATCGGCGGCGGATGCGCTGTTCTCGGCAATCCTCCGTGGCGGATCTGCTGCGGTCAAGGTTCTCGCGGAGACTGCGGCCGGGCTTCGCATCATTGCTACCGGGAAGGGAGGCAATGAGGCCGTCGACATCGACATGCAGATCGAGCGCCTGGAGAAAGAACGCACAGCTCTCCAGAAGTCCATGCAGTCCGGATCCTTTGGAAACGAGTCCTCGTCCATGGCGTCGATGGAGTTCTATTCCAAGGACAACTATGAACAGGACGAGAGGCGTGTCCGTGCCATAGGTACTGAGATCTATGGCTTGAGGCAGATGTATTACGAGGCGCTGCGCGGTGACGCGGGCAAGGGCCTCCAGTCGATTACCAGCACTGGCGAGGCGAATTCCAACTTGCTCGACATGATCGAGGCGCAGTCGAAGGGCTTCGTTCAGGCGCAGGACGCTGCCGCCGAGTACGCGAAGACGGTCAAGGAACTGGCAGACCTGTCCGAGAAGCTGCCCGGAATGACCAGTGAAACGATCATGGGCCAGTTCAACGAGGTCATCGAGCAGCAGCAGCACGCGATCGACGCGCAGCGCGAACTGACCGAGCAGGCAGAGCAGGCGCAGCGCCAGCAGGAAAAGAACACCGCACAGTGGCGCGAGCGCATGGAGGATGAGGCCAAGCGCGCGGCGCAGGAAACGCACGATGCGTGGACGGATGCGCTTCTCACCATCGAAGAGGACGGCATGGATGGCCTGTACCGCAAGTGGAAACAGACCATGAAGCTGATCGTGGCCGAGGCTGGCGCGAGCGGATTCCTGAGCCTCCTGCATGGTGGGAGTTTCTTCGGCGGATTCAGCGATGGACTCGGCTCCGCCATTGGGAAGGTTGGCAAGCTCTTCGGATTTGCGAATGGCGGTGACTTCACTGTCGGCGGCTCCGGCGGGACCGATTCGCAGCTGGTGGCATTCCGCGCAACGCCGGGAGAGGCCGTGTCGATTCGCACGCCGGGTCAAAGCCGCAGCACCGCTGGCGCGGTGGCTGTCCACATGCACAACGACTTCCGCGGCGCGACTGTGGATGCGGTCAAGTACTTCCAATCGATTGCCCCGGCTCTCGTGCGCCAAGCTATCGACGGTGCCCGCATGGCGGTCCGTGATGATCTCAGCCGCGGTGCCTACGCCTGATGGACTACTACTGGCCGCAAGACATCATTCCTG